TAAATAGCCCAGCACCAGCAAAAAAGGTTGAATCAACTAGGGCAGTTGATGAAAATTCAACCGTTGCTGAAATCAAATCTTATTTAGATAGTAAGGGAATTAGCTACTTAGCTAATGACAATAAAGCAACACTGTTATCTAAGATTGGAGGTTAGTTATGGCTGACCTTTTAAACGATGCACAATTTAAGGTATTAAAGAACTATTGCAAAATTGACCAGAGCTTTGACGATAATGTTTTAAAACAGCTAGTTGATTCTGGTGCAATGGAAATTGCGCGAGCAATTGATGATACGAAAGAACCAAACGACTTCATAAAAGATAGTCGTTTTTTTGTTGCCTTGATGAAATTCGTTGAAGAAGATTACTACTATCGTGGAACTGGTTCAGAAGTTATGCGTTTTCCGTTGCAGAATCCGACAGTGGTCAATGTTATTAACCAACTTCGTTCAGAACTTCCACAAGGGAGTGATGATAATGCGACTGACTAGAATGACTGAGCGAATAGAATTTTATTCAACAGAACCGGGTGTAACTGACGACGGTGTTCCTATTGAAAATGAAAAAACTCTCAAATATTCTTGTTGGGCTGAATTGCTCAACACACCCATGAGAGAGTTTAGGGATCCAACAACGAAGGTTGGGTTTCGTAAGGAACAACCTAATTTTGCAATCAAGTTTGAAATTAATATTCCGATTGATTCCATGTGGCACATCATGTGGAGAAATAAGGAATATGAAATAACTGGGGTCGACCCAGATTATGACAAAAGAAATGTAACCAAGATTGAATGTAAGGCGGTGGAATAAGTGTCAATCACTGGAATAGAAGAAATGCTAAATAATGTGAAAGTTCTTGAAGCTGGATATGATCGCAAAGCACGTAAGGCTGTCAAAAGTGGCGCAGAAATTTTTGGTAAACAATTAGCTGAGAACACCCCCGTGTCTAATATTGACCGAACAGGTAAAGGACCTTTGAAACAGCATATGAAAGTTGGGAGTGTGTCAGTTAAATCTGGTGATTATGAAGCTCCTGTTGGATATGACAAAGTAAAAGGCAATATTGCTCATTTTCCGAATTCGGGAACTTCAAAACAAGAACCACAGCATTTTATTGAGGAGACTCAGTCAGAAACGAAAGATAAAATATTACAAACGTTTAAGGATAACTTACAAGTATGACAGTAAATGAATATGACGTTCGTAAATTCTTGAATGGTTCAAAACCGTTAATAGATTTGATGAACGAAATAAGAGGTACTCGACTATCTAATAATCCTATTTTCGTTGGAACTCCAGTTAATTCTTTCATTCAAAACAAAAATGCTCCGTGGATGCGTATTACTACTATTCCTGGTGACATGGCTGACTACGCAGATGATGAAAGAATAATTGAATATCCACGATTTCAGATAGATTTTTGGATAGTCAAAACTCAATCACAAAAGTCAATCGAGATGGAACAGTTGCTATATAAATTAATGCGTTCGTTTGGTTTTGAACGTTATTACAAATATCGTGCAACTGATCCAGATATGACAGATTTATTAATGGTTCAAGGGAACTATGAATATCAAGGACTTACTCAATAGGAGCAAGGCCTTTTTTAATACAAAAAATTACAAAAAAGGAAGTAATAACAAATGGGTAAAGTTAAATTTGGTGCACAAGGGTTTGAATATGGCGTTGTAAAAGACAACCTTGTACCTGATGGTCCTAAAAAATTACCTTAAAGAAGGACCTTCAGAAGACGATGTAAAAACAGCTGATACAAAAGCTAAGGAAGTTCAAGGCTTGAACGTAGAAATTAAATCAAATGAAGAAACATTAGCTTCTTATAAAGCGGTTGCAGAGGATAAACCAGAAGAACCAAAGCCTGCAGACCCACAAGGACCAGAACGTGCATTGAAGAATGGTAATACGGAAATGCGTTCAGCAATTAACGCCTTCTTACATTCCAAAGGTGCCGTTCGTGACGGACTAAAAAGTCCAGATGCTTCAGTTACTATCCCTGAAGATATCGTATACAATCCAGAATCAGAAGTTAAGTCAGTTACTGACCTATCGAAATTAGTTCAACACTTCAAGGCTAATACTGCATATGGTAAATATCCTATTTTGAAACGTGCAACAACTGGTTTAATTGCTGTTGATGAATTGGAAAAGAACCCAGAACTTGCCAAGCCACAATTTGAAACAGTTAACTGGGAAGTTAAAACTTATCGTGGTGCGATTCCTGTATCAAACGAATCAATTGCTGATTCAGCTGTTGATTTACTTGGCATTGTTTCAACAAATGCGCAAGAACAAAAAATCAATACAACTAATGGTGTTATCGCAACGGCACTTCAAAGCTTTACAGCTAAGACCGTTGAAGGCGAATCGGTTGATGATATTAAACACATTATCAATGTTGATTTAGATCCTGCATACGCAAAGGTCATTATTGCTTCTCAAAGTTTCTATAACTATCTTGATACTTTGAAGGATAAAAACGGTCAATATTTATTACAACAACCAATTGTTGAAGGTTCTCCAGTTAGATTACTTGGTATTCCTGTAACTGTTGTGGAAGATTCAGCGCTTGGTAAAGATGGCGAATCACATGCATGGGTTGGTGATATTAAACGAGCTATTGTTATGGCCGATAGATTGGATATTCAAGTTCGTTGGATTGACGATGAAATTTTTGGCCAATATCTACAAGCTGCAACACGTTTTGATGTAAAGGTTGCCGATAAGAATGCTGGATACTTCTTAACACAAAAACCAGCTTCTCCCAGTAAATAGCCCAGCACCAGCAAAAAAGGTTGAATCAACTAGGGCAGTTGATGAAAATTCAACCGTTGCTGAAATCAAATCTTATTTAGATAGTAAGGGAATTAGCTACTTAGCTAATGACAATAAAGCAACACTGTTATCTAAGATTGGAGGTTAGTTATGGCTGACCTTTTAAACGATGCACAATTTAAGGTATTAAAGAACTATTGCAAAATTGACCAGAGCTTTGACGATAATGTTTTAAAACAGCTAGTTGATTCTGGTGCAATGGAAATTGCGCGAGCAATTGATGATACGAAAGAACCAAACGACTTCATAAAAGATAGTCGTTTTTTTGTTGCCTTGATGAAATTCGTTGAAGAAGATTACTACTATCGTGGAACTGGTTCAGAAGTTATGCGTTTTCCGTTGCAGAATCCGACAGTGGTCAATGTTATTAACCAACTTCGTTCAGAACTTCCACAAGGGAGTGATGATAATGCGACTGACTAGAATGACTGAGCGAATAGAATTTTATTCAACAGAACCGGGTGTAACTGACGACGGTGTTCCTATTGAAAATGAAAAAACTCTCAAATATTCTTGTTGGGCTGAATTGCTCAACACACCCATGAGAGAGTTTAGGGATCCAACAACGAAGGTTGGGTTTCGTAAGGAACAACCTAATTTTGCAATCAAGTTTGAAATTAATATTCCGATTGATTCCATGTGGCACATCATGTGGAGAAATAAGGAATATGAAATAACTGGGGTCGACCCAGATTATGACAAAAGAAATGTAACCAAGATTGAATGTAAGGCGGTGGAATAAGTGTCAATCACTGGAATAGAAGAAATGCTAAATAATGTGAAA